GTCAAGCGGGTAATCTCGTCCATGGACATCTGCGACGATTCCTCGCTGGTTCTGCGGACCATTCCCTTGTTCATGTACTTAAACGCCAAGACCATCGGGAGTTCGTAGTACAGCCATTGCACCATGGCGGGTTGGATGTAATCTTCCAGCAGGGTGTTGTTCAGGGCCGTGGTTGTGCCGCTGACAACCTGCCCCACCATTTCGCTATACAAGGCCGACCCAACGATTGGCTGAATCCGCATCTCTTGGACCTTCACGATGGTGGGCCGTATTTGGGTAAACGACACATTCTCGTTTATGACCGAGTTGTCCAAGAGCGTCTGCTCGCTTATGAATAGTGCCTTCATGCTTTGCTGATTTTATTGCCTTTGCGAATGACCAACTGCTGCTCCCATACATGGCGGCATTGGGGGCGGTTCACGCCGCTGGCCGTGTGATACCACCCGCCTCGGCGGTTCCATACGCTATACCCCATAATGTTGGAAATACCATTGATGTCATCCCTTGTGTAGACCTTCCCTTGGTCAGCCAAGTCAAGCATCACTTTGCAGAACTCACGGCTGGTCCTCTTGTCCTTGTTGCTGAATCCTGCGGCCCAAGCGTATTTGTACCTCACCTCCAGCACAGGCTCGGCCACTTCCTTGATGTTTTTGGGCAAGCCCTGCTCTGCAATTTGGTCCACGGCACGGGCGATGGGGTAACGGTCTTTGGTAATCAAGTAGGCCACCCGCTTGGCGACCTTCGCCTTGCTGACCCCGAACTCCTTGGCCATTTCTTCCACGCTTGCGTCCCGATTCTTTTTGCGGTAGGCTTCAATCTTCTTGTCAAGTTCCTTTTCCTCCTCGCCCAGTTCAGCAAAGGCTTGGCGCACTTGGTCGTCTAAGTCGGCATCAAACCGCATTGGCTTGGAATGCATGACAACATAGTCGTCTGCGCTGCTCCCAAACTTACTTGCGACGACCTCCAAGACCTTGAACTCCTCCTCACCCCATCCGTAGTCCTCGTCATCTTCTTCGCCCCATTGGGGTTCGCTGAAGGCTTGCTCCTGCACTCCAAGGAGGGTGTTCACTTCTTCGGGGGTCAAGCCGAAACCAGCGGATAACATCGTGCGGGCCATCTCCAAGGTAATTTTTTCCTGCGCATAGTGACGGACGATTCGCATAAGGTTTTGGTACTCCCTGCCCGACAACTTCTTGATGTTGTCGTTGCCCATGACCACGGGTGTTTGCGGTTGCTCATCGGGTTGGGGATTCGGCCCAACCACATCGGCCGGTTGCTTTTCCAACGCAGGGAGGCCCGCTTTTTCCCGCAGTTCTTCGGGGGTCATGATAGTCAGCAGGGCGGCTTCGGATAGACGCTCCGTGATAGGTTCCACGGGAATAAGTTCCATACCCTCCACGCCATTAAACGAACCCAAGTAGTTAATCATCCGCTCCACCTTGCGAACTCGGTCGTTCACATAGGTGGCCTTGAATAGTTCGTAGGCCTCCACTAGTTCCTGCCTGCCTCCAAGTTGGCCTTCGGTCTTCACGCCGAATAGCATCGGATTCACTACACGATGCGAAATGAAGATTTCCGATTGGATGGCCTTGTTGAGAATCTCAAACTGCTTGTCCATGTCGCTCGGTGTGAGCGGTTCCAGCGTCGGGGCCTTGCTCACATCATCGTTGAAGGTCACAACAAAGCGACCCGCATTGTCGGTCCCCGAAAACTTGCGCTTAATCTGCCTCTCGATATCGCCCTGTTCTTCGGGCGTTGGGATGCCGTTGTTGAAGTTGATTAAATACCCGCCCCAAAAGTTATTGCGGAGGTTGTTGTTGTGGAAGTTGGCCACTTGGACATCGGCCTCTATCCAAGCCAAGCCTCCCATGTATTCGGGGAGGGGATAGGACTTCACGCCAGCGGCATAGACCCTGTAATAAAACAACTGTTTGCCGATGCGGTTATCCGCATCAAAGGCGGGAATCTTTTCGACATCGCCAATCTTCGGGAACAACCGCACCATTGCATCGTCGTACCAATCGGCGACTTGGAACATCCGCTCGTCCTTGTCCACTCGGATTTTTTCAAAGGGAATGTGTTCCATTTTAGCAATGGTTCCCATCTTGTTCCATGTAACCGCAACGGCGAACCCGTTAAATAGTTCCAAGTCAAGAACGAGTTTCTCGGTGATGTCGTTGAGGTCGTCATGTTCGGATAACCCGTCAAAGAACTTGGCGTAGCGGGCCTGTTGCTCCACGGTCATTTTCTCACCTGGTTGCCATCCACCGCCTACGATGTAGTTAACTTTTCCGTTGACGATTGCGTTGTGCTTGCTGCTTCGGCGGTAGTTATCAAGCAGATAATAGGGGTACTCGTTGAACGCCCCGTAGGTGATGTACTTGCCCGCTTTGTTTTCAAGCATCACGGGGACTTTATGTTCAATCCCAAGCCATTGGGTGAACGATTGCTTTATACTCATAGCGTGTGGGCGGTAAAGGTGAGAGCCGAAATTGCGATGGAGCCGCCATCGTTCACGGCGTTGATGTAAATGGCAAACTCATCGTTTGCAGCACCTTGCAGCACCGTTTCGGTGAACACGGCGTGGCCGTTGTTGTGCGATAGCGTGAGGTCAGCCAAGGATTGTGCAATTATTGTGCCATTCTTGGCGATGTAGATTTTCACTTGATTCCCATTGCCCTGCGATAGCACCAAGTTGACCGACACCCGAAGCATCGCACTCGTTGTGCCTGTGTAGGTGATGGACGAGCTTGTGCTTGTGAAGTTGTAGGTACTGACAACCCCCGCTTTCATCGTTGCGGTGAGTTTAACCGCTTGGCCTTGCGTTGGTGTCCAGTTGGTAGGGGTGTCAATGTAACGATTGACAACGCCCCGCTCTCGGTCCAAGGTGGCGGTGTCTGCGAGGTCATCGAATAGGCCACCAACACGGGCGGCGGTGTTTGCGCCTGCGGCGGTTTCGTTGGTAATCGTTGCGGCACTTGCCTGCAACTGCGTTCTTGTTTGTACGCTCATGCGAAGGATGGGTCAAAGGTTTGGTCAAAGACACCCTCATCGGTCGCCCCGAAAACGGTGTACTGGATGGAATTGCCGTAGGTGTTGAAGGTCAGCGATACTACCTGTACATACGCCAAGCCCGTTTCAACCACCGCAACGGCTGCACCAACCGTGCTACTGGTATCGTAAACTTCATACTTATACGAGCCTGTTTCAACCGACCCCACGGCAAGCGAAAATTTGTCATAGCGGTTTGTGTATTGCGAGAGGTTGGCCGATTTCAGCAGGGTGAAGTCGGTCGTGGAATTCTTGGCGATGTTGGTCAGGCGCAAGATGTAACGGTCCCCCGATGAGGCCCGCTGCGTCCAAGTGACGACGATTGTGTTCGTGGTGTTCGGGGATAGGTAAATCACTCTATCCCTAAATGTACTTTGCGCCCGAATTTCACAATTTGCGCCCGATACTTCGGTAGAGTTCGGCCCTGCGCTCGGCGGTCTTGGTGACTGTCAAACCGCTCACGGACATCCTTTGGATAACTGCATGGCAAGGGAGCGAGCGTAGTCGGGTTCGTTCACAAACTTGCGGACCGCCTTGTACCAAGCGTCTTTCTTCCCGTAGGGGATGAGCAGACCGTTGTGGCCGTGGGTAATTATGTCGGTGTAGGGGATGGTTTCGGATGCGATGATAGCCTTGCCCATCCAGCCTGCTTCAACGACCTTCAACTCCGATTTGAGGCGGTTGAACTTGGTATCTCGGAGCGGTGCGATGGTGGCGTTGATGAAGTTGTAACCACCCACATAGGAATAGATGTCCGCCGCTTGGATTCTGCCGTAGTTCTTGTCACCCCACGACAGGAAAGCATCCGCTCGTAATCGTCATATACGGGGTTGCCATCGTTCCACCCGCCAAGGTAGATTTTGTATCGCCCATCCAGCGACTTGTCATGGGCAAGCAGGCCAAAGGAATGCTCCACCAAGGCGATGTCCTCCTGATGCTGCGCCCCGCCAAACCAGCCAATCTTGAACAGGTGCGGTTCGGGTTCCTCGTCAGGACTGGCCTTATACTGCTGATATGCTTCGTATGGCTCATTCGGCAGGATGGTCACAGCCTTGTTGAGCAAGCGTATCTTCTGCGCCAAGTGTTCGGTCGTGGTGGTCACATGGTCAGCCAAGCGGATGTGTTCACGGATTTTGCTCATCCAATTTCGTGGACAAATAGTGGCGGT